CTACTTGAATCATATAGTGCAGATATTGATATATTAAATAATACCATTTCTGGGAGTGAAATTGCAGGAGATTATTTACAAAGTAATCTAAACGAAAATCAGCAACGAATTGATACGCTGCGAAATAGTTTCGATCCAATGGAACGTTGGTTGTATTACCAAGATACAGGATCCTTATTTACTCACGGTGTAAGTGGGTCATTAACACCATGGCCTAAATATAAAGTGGCGAATGAATATGTATTACATGATGTAACTAGTAGTATTGCTAAAAATTGGTATACGGAAAATTTACAAGAAGCTGAAGCATACGATAAACAAAATGTTAATAGTTTGTGGTGGTCCATTCCTGAACACGTTCTTATGGATCCTAACAATTCTGCATATATCACATTTGTTAATATGGTCGGTCAGCATTTCGATGTTATGTATAGTTATGTTGATGCATTGACACAGATACATAATAAAGATGAACATCCAGAGCGGGGAGCAAGTGGTGATTTATTATATCATATCGCAAAGTCGTTCGGATGGAATTTACAAAATACAAGACAATTAAGTAGTCTCTGGTTGTATAAATTAGGGACTGATGACGAGGGGCAACATTTCACATCAAGTGGGATGGATGTAAAACCTCATGAAGAACAAACAAAACAAATATGGAAACGGATTGTTAATAACCTTCCGTATTTACTAAAAACAAAAGGTACATCTAGATCTATTAAAGCATTGATGTCAATATATGGAATCCCTCAAACTTTAATATCAATAAAAGAATACGGAGGTCCAGGGGTTGATAGTGATAGACCGATTGCAATAGAAGAAACATTTGCATACGCTTTAAATATAGATACTGGATCGCATTTACGAATGCCACAAGATATTGTATCGGCTAGTAGTAATGGTTGGGGAACTGGATTATGTAATAGTAGTGGTAGCCTCCAAACTATGACACCTAGAACTCCTGATACGTATGAATTTAGATTTAGTACAAAACAATCTGGTTCACTCGGTGCAAATATATTATTTGGCCATCAAGGAGCAACGACAGGATCGAGTGATTTAAGAACTGTATTATCTTTAGTGTCAGCTCAAGAGCTTGTCGGATCTGCATCAATATCTGGTTCAGAAAATTATGGTAAAATACTATATGAAACATATAATAGTACTACTCCACAATATAAATATTCAGATTGGTTACCACTTTTCGATGGTGACTTATGGACAGTAAGGGTATACAATGAAACTCCGATAAGTGGCACACATAGTAATGACAGAGTACATATAGCTAGAGCGTCAGATTGTTTATATGGAAGAATAGCACAATCTTCATCTATATCAATGTCATATGATACTCAAACTAATGATATAGAATATGTATATGTGGGTGGGGGACTTGATGCAACTGCAATTAATTCAGACACACAAACAGCCCATGACTTTACGGCAGTTAACTTTAGCGGATCAGTTCAAGGGTATAAGGAGTATTTCACGCTATATGATAATGACACATTCCATAATCACGTTTTAAATCCGCGTGCTTATAATGTGATGTCAGCGACAGGATCATTTTATTCATTATATAGGTATTTGCCATTAGGTTTAGATTTACAAAGAGAAGATAGGACCGTAAATACTTATGAATCATCTTCCCATCCAGATCAAAATGGACAAACTCCTAGTTTAACTGAATATGTAGGATTTATTGGCGATCAAGAATCGCAATATGATATTTGGAACGAAACATTTTATGCGGAGGTTCCAAAATTAGGTGGAAATGCATTACGTGGGGAGAAGATTAGGTTGGAAGATTCCACATTAAAATTCCAATTGGATCCTCTAGTGAGAGCAGAGACTTCAGAGTATGACAAAAAGGCGACTGATACCAATCGGTTAGCTGTTGTATTTTCATTAGCAGATCAAGTTAATAGGGATATATACAATCATATGGGCTTTGAAGATCTTGACGATTGGGTCGGTGATCCTGAAGATCAATATAATGATGGTTATCAAAAATTACTAACACATAATAAGGAATACTTCCAGAAGTACCAGCAGTTTAACGATATAAATTCATTTATACGAATTTTAAGTTTATATGACTATACATTCTTCGAACAAATAAAACAATTAACACCTGGTCGTGCTGACCTAATAGCGGGTATACTATTAGAGAATAATATATTGCATAGACCTAAAGTTGTCTTAGCAAAAAAACCGTCAGTCAGCCAACCACAATACGATGATACTATTAGATATGAAGTATCACAGAGTGGTTTATTTCCGAATTATCGAACATCATTTGAAATACCAAAAGACGTTGAAATTGAGGATTGCTACCAATCAGGAACAATTGTATTATCTAATGACGTTGAAATTGAAGATTGTTATTTATCGAGTAGTATTATAGACCCATTTGAAATATCAGGATCAGAAATAAATTCACCGTGTGGTTCAATTAAAATAATTAAACCATATGACGGAACTACAGGTTCAGTTTATGATATAATAGACCAACCAGTGCCAGATTGTAGATATTTGAAAAAGGAATGTCACTATTCTGCATATTTATTTAAGGATTCGTTACCTGAAAATAGTATATTAGACGATACAACATTTTGGTTTACTAGCTCATTTGTGGAGACTGTATCTCAATCGTTGGAATTTTTAAATATTGAAACTAATAAATTTACATATGGACAGAAAATTGAAACTAATTCATATTTATCGCAGTCGATAGATACAGTATCAGGATCAGAATACTTCCTTAGGTTATATGCAAGGCCTTTTGATACTGGTAGTTCAACTGCTGAATTTAGATTTAATTTAAATGGTGTTGATCATAGTACCCGCAATATCAGTTATGGTTATACACAATCATTAGAATGGATTAACGAATATAGATTTAAATTTACAGGAACTGGAACTGATACAATCAAACTTCAAGCAATTGGTGATAATTTAGTTATATATACAGCGGAAGTTTATAATTATTTAACTAAATGGCAAGAAGGGTGGGTAGAGCAATCATACAGATCTTATAATATACCTGTAGCGTGCACTTATACAAAATGGCATTATCAAATTGATGAATGTTCAGCAAGAAATAAATCAAGATTTATAGGATCTAAATTAGAAGGTGCAGGAGTAAATATAGATTCACCGAACACATTGAGTGGAGGGCCAGTAATAACCATAACTGAGACGAATCCTAACTCAATTTTCACAAATGATGGAAGTTCTGAAGGCAATTTACGACTAGACTAAAGGAAAATCATATCATACTGATATTTATACATAAAACAGAGAAGTAACAATGGCTGGTATTAAAGATGTGGATAAAATACAACGAGAGTTAGTAAAGGTCCAACGTGAAATTAAATCTACATTACAAAAATATAAAACGAGTGACGGAGATAAAAAAGCTCGATATATAGAAGATTTAAAAGATTTACAATCTCGCAGAAAAGAATTGGATGCGAAATTGGAAGATATAATTGGCTCACTACATCAAAGTGCTGAGCTTGAGACAGAAGATTAATAAATTGATAAAAAAGGAACAATAACATATGGGTTATTTAGATAATTCATCTATAGTCGTAGATGCAATTTTAACAAGAAAGGGACGTGAACTTTTAGCGCGTGGACAAAACGAATTTAATATTACTCATTTTGCATTAGCAGATGATGAAATAGATTATACATTATGGAATCCAGATCATCCATTAGGATCTGCATATTATGGTGCCACTATTGAAGCTATGCCAATCACGGAAGCAGTTCCAGATGAAACGCAGGTGATGAAATATAAATTGGTAACATTGCCTAAGAAAACAGTAAGGATACCAGTTGTAGCTGTACCTAATAATAGCGTATCATTAAACGCAGGACAACAAGATCTTATCAAGCCGTCAACAATTAACTATGCTGAAGGTAATACAACATATGGTTATACAGCGGTATTGGCTGACAGCGATGTTTGTGTATTGGAAGTAGTAGAACCAGCGATGGGTACAACTCATATGGTTGCACCACCGATATCGGATATGGAATCTGGTCAAGCGGTGACATTAGCAGGTAAGACATTTAGAGTTAAAGCTAAATCAGCTATTGCAGCTCCTAAGACAACAACGATAACATTGTACGGAAATGAAACTGGCGGACAGACAGTACTTACGGTAACTGTTAACAAACAAAGTATTAATACTACTCCAGGAACACCATTAACAGGTCAGCCTCCGATTACATTACCATAATAGAATATAAAACAAAAGCGAGCATAGAATATGGCAGTACCATTTTTTAATAACAATAGCGGCAACAGCGGCAAATCAAGCGGCGGTATGGGATCGCAGTCAAGTCGACGTCCAGGATATGATCCAAGAACCATTCTTGATGCAAGTATTATTGCAAATTTAACATCTACTGGGTATATATTAACACCTACTAGTTATAACGCATCTACAGATATTGGAAATTTCCAGCAAATTAGAAAATCTGTAATAGGTGGGAAAACAATTCCAGCATTACAAGATCGTGCAGGGAATGTATATGTTATGGACGAGCGAAATGTAATTTATTTACTAGAAAAATCTAGAATAAATCCTAACACAGGTGCGCCAGCAGGAGCAGGAACACCAGGACCAAATTCCGCACCTGCGCCTTCAACACCAACTCAAGGTTCTACACCGCAGATGGGACCACCATTAATATATAATGGTCCAACTGGAAACGGTGGCGGTTATATACCACCAGCGCCTCCAGGAGGAACTATTGGATCTGGAAAGATTTATACACAATTTGCAATTGATGATATAGTGCCTAATCAACAAGAAATTGTAACAAGAGCATTATGGAGTAATAATGTTGGTAATCTTACCACATTTTATACTAGCTCAGCAGAGACGGCAACGCAAAAGAGATATTATTACGAAATTTGGAATAGCGGATCTCAAGGAGACTGTGGTGCACAACCGCAATTTAGTATTGCATATGGAAATAAATTAGGATCTGGTTCTAACGATGAGGGCGGACAAATTGAAGACACTCCGTCTAGAGCGATTTACGGACAAAATAGATTATTGTGCCTAGACCAAGATACTGAAACATTCACAATTGACGGAACAAGTACAGATTCCATATATGTTATAAATGTTAATAGAGCTCGGATGAGAGAATATCTCGACGAAGGTAATATAGAAATTAATTTAGCACATTTATCAGGATCAGAATTTATTGCAGGAGGTAATCCTGCTGATGCGCATACTGGTAGTAATGTGGCATTAGCTGGAAATGGATCAGTATTAAGACTAATAGATGATTCATCTTTAAATCCTGCAACAATCATGCAGAGTGGTGAAGTTTATAATATTGTATCAGGATCAATTGAAGACGGTATTTATAATTCATCATCTCCAGATGTATACGGATTATTATTTAGAAGGAAAGGTATAATGATACTTGATGCAACTAGATTAGATGTATCGGCATCATTTGCAACAGTAACGGGACGAGAAGTCCCAGGTGATAATTCAATGAAATTGTTTACTGCCATTTCAGGAGCAGCACAATACGATGATGGTTCAGGAGATCCACTAGGATTTGCAGGAAGAGGCGCAGAGAAGGTAAAGAGTACGCATTATTTCGTTAGAGCAAAAAATGCAGAATATAACTTTAGTAACAACCCAACATTTATTACAGGTTCAGAAGGTGATTTAAGACATCCAAGTATGTATAGCGATCCTAAATCTTATATAACGACAGTGGGTTTATACAATCCTAGTAAAGAATTGGTAGCAGTTGCAAAATTATCGCAAGCTCAACAGAAATCATTTACTAAAGAAGCTCTAATAGAAGTTAAGCTCGAATTTTAATAAAGGGAATATATGATAGATCCAGGATCACGTGAATTTAGGGATAATAATCAGCCTATATTCCAACCACCTACAACAACAGTTGTTGGAAT